CTAGACAGACCTGGGGCTAAGGCGATCTTTATTTCGACGCCTCGAGGTAAGAATAACTGGTTCTCACGGTTTTATGACCGCGGCTTTAGCGATGAGTTCCCTGAATGGGCATCTTTGACTGCTGACTATACTGAGAATCATCGCATGAGCGAGAAGGACGTGGCTGAAGCTCGCTCTGTAATGTCTAAAGCGGAGTTTGAGCAAGAGTACATGGCTTCATTCTCTGTATTTGAGGGTCAGATCTATACTCTAGAAGAACACTTGAAGACCGACTACGTACCACGCGATGGCGATGAAGTGATTGCTGGGCTTGACCCTGGCTACCGCGACCCTACGGCATTCTGCGTAGTAGTATATAGTCCTTGTGACGACACATACCATATCGTAGACGAATACCAAGATAACCAGAATACTACTGCTACACACGCTATTGTGTTACAACAGTATATTGACAAGTGGCAGATCGAGAACATCTTTATTGACTCTGCGGCTGCACAAACTGCTGCCGACTTAGCCTATACATACGATATAGCAACTATCAAAGCTAAGAAGTCAGTACTTGACGGTATTAACGCTGTTGCGACCCTAGCTGATCAAGGTAGAATAAAGGTATCGCCCCATTGCGAGCATACTTTGTACATGTTCGACCAATATCGTTGGGATGTGCGCGAGACCGTGATGAAAAACCGCCCAGAGCATGGTATGGCATCACACATGGCTGACGCACTGCGTTACGCCATCTATACTTATACTATTGGCGGGTAGAGATTGACTTAATCCTAACTAACTCGCTTTGAATATGGGCAATCTTATCTTGGGTATATTGAATTAATATAGAGTTAAGATCTTCAGGGTCTGAAGGTGCTCTAGATATAAGAAATTTATTATTTAACTGATTCTTTATTGTATCATGCTCTACTTGTAGTTCATCTTTTTCTCTTACAGCAGTAATTAAACTACTAATAATATCAACCGATGAAATTTTAAGCATATTAGCATTTTGCAGTAACCACTCGTAGTCAATTCCGGGGTCTAGTGCAGGTGCTGTTGTATTTAAGCAATTTGGTTGTTTTCTTTGAACTGATATATAATAACTCTCCATAATATCTAGATAGTCTTTATGGCACTCAATTAAAATAATTGCCTTAGGCATTCCAAACTCATCATAAGCATCTTGCATCTTTTTAACAGATTTACCTTTTAAGAACTTATCTGAATGCTGTTTCCAACGTGTTTCTAAATCTTGTGACTGCCCAATGTAATAAGCTTGGTCATTGAAACTTAACTGGTATATTCCTGTTGTCATAGTGTTCCCCTTTGAACCATTATACTACTATCGAATATATTAAACAAGTGAAAATTTGTAGGAGTGGAAGCACAAAAAATTTATATATTGACAGCTATCTGCATAAATGATACAATAGAGCAATTAATAGGAACGTGTAAACAAAAATGGCTCGTAATACTAATAATAACCGAATTCCCGTTAAGTGGGTTCGTGATAGGGCAAAAGCCGCTTACGACAAGAAGTCGGAATGCTGCATTTGTGGGTCAGGTGAAGAACTTGAACTACATCACTTCAACTCAATAACGCTACTACTAGAAAATTGGGCAGTTGCAAAAAGGTACGACATTTCTACTGACGACGGAATATTGGCTGTAAGGGACGAGTTTATTACGGATCATAACGACGAGCTATATGCTCAAGTTAGGACTCTATGTAATAAGCATCATGTTGCCTTACACAGAGTATTCGGTAAAGCTCCTCCCATGAATTCCACTGCTCGCCAAGAACGATGGGTTGGTATTCAAAAGGATAAGTTTGAAGGTAAAGAAATTAATACTAAGACTGCAATCGTTGGCTCGTTTTTTAGTTCCTTCACATAAGGACTAAAATGTCATGGTATAATAATATGGGTGGATGGATTAGAGAAAAACTCAATCCGGCACAAGAAATCATCCTTCGTCAAGAAGGTATTATCGTTGGCTCTGATGCCACGTTAAACTACAAAAACGCATTCAAAAAGCTAGAGACCGTTAACCGCGGAACTAACATGATTGTTAGTGCTTGCTCTAGCTTAGACTTTGATATTAAAGAAAAAGTATTTTCTGATGTTAATGCTGGCATGCGCCAGAAAACATTAGCTACACTACTAAATTATAGACCTAACCCGTTTCAATCTGCACAAGACTTCAGATCTAGTATCTTTACAGACTATGTGCTTGAAGGTAATATATTTATATATTATGACGGAGCTTTCCTATATCATCTACCTGCTGCTAATATGCAGATTCTGCCAGATGATAAGGTATTCATTAAAGGCTATAAATATAATAACATGCAAGACTTCAAGCCTAGCGAAATTATTCATATTCGCGATGTTTGCAGTAGCTCTATATACCGAGGTAGTTCCAGACTAATGTCTGCTAATAGATCCATTGAGATTCTATATAAAATGCAAACATTCCAAGAGAACTTCTTTGATAACGGTGCGATCCCAGGTATCGTACTTACTAGCGAAAATACACTTAGTCAGGTTGCTAAAACCAAGACTATAGAAAATTGGATTAGAGGTTATAGCCCGAAAAACGGTGCTAAGAAGCCTATGATTTTGGACTCTGGACTAAAGCCTACTAACTTGCTAAACACTAGTTTTCAAGATATGGACTTTGATAACTCCATTAAGTCCCACGACATTAAAATATTAAAAGCACTCGGAGTGCCGAGTATATTGTTAGACGGCGGCAATAATGCCAATATCTCGCCTAATATGCGCTTGTTTTATCTAGAAACAGTTATGCCTATCATTAGAAAGTATGTGTCCGCAATGGAACGCTACTTTGGGTATGACATTGATGCTATTACTTCTAACGTATCAGCCTTACAGCCGGAACTGAAAGATATAGCAGCATACAATACAACACTAGTTAATGGGGGAATTATTTCTCCTAATGAAGCTAGGATTGAGCTGAGATACGAACCTAAACCAGGTAATGATGATCTACGTATACCGGCCAATATTGCAGGCTCTGCCGCTAACCCAGCGCTAGGGGGTGCACCTAAGAAACCGGCTACGCCAGCTACTTAGAGCATAATTAAGGAGTAAGATGATTAAAGATAAAGTATTATTTATAAATAGTGCTTTTACTAAAGAACTCCCAACAAGTGCGGAAATTATTGATTCTATTTATATCGAAGGCTACGCAAGTACCAACGATATTGATAGATCCGATGATGTTATTCCTAGCTCCGTTTGGGCGGCTGGAATCCAAAACTATTTGAAAAATCCTATTATTCTTGCTCAGCACGATCACGATGACCCCATCGGTCGTATGACAGAACATAAGATTGATGATAAAGGTCTATGGATTAAAGCAAGAATCTCAGCTGCCGCTGAAATTTTTAGTTTAGTAAAAGATGGTGTAGTCACCGCATTTAGTGTTGGATTCAGAGTTAAAGATGCTGAATATAATGCTGTAGCAGAGTTATTTGTTATTAAAGAATTGGAATTGGTAGAAATATCAGTTGTATCAGTTCCTTGTAATCAGAATACTCTTTTTAGTTTGTCTAAGGCATTTTCAGATGCTGATGAGTACAAAAAATTTAAATCGCAGTTTGCAACCCAAAGCGAATCAGCTAAAGGGCTAGAATCCTCTACGGACGCAAACAGCAAATCACAGAAGGAAGTCGAAATGACCGAAGAACAAATTAAGCAGATGGTAGCTGACGCTACTACTAAAGCTCTAGCCGATATGGCTACTGCAAAATCCCTAGCTGACGCTCAAGAAGCCGAAGTTCAGGCCCGTATCAAGGCAGCTGTTGCTCTTGCTACACCAAGCACTACTGGTGCTGAAAGCCTCATGGCTGATGTTGAGAAGCGTTTCGCTGATCAAGCAGCTAGCACAAAATCAGTTCTAGATGGCCTACAAGCTGCTCTAACTGAAAAAGCTGCTGAAATCGAAGCTATGCAAAAGTCAAAAATGACTTTCGCTGCTGACTCTAAAGCTGGTGAAATCACCTACGCTGAA